CTGGGGTCAATACTACCGACGGAACAACCGCAGGCAGCGTAGGCGGTCTAGGAACAGCCACAAATGGCGTAAATGCTTATACACCAATTACTGCAAGCCAGTTAAGTAACGGTGACGCCTTCGCATTTTCGAGTAGTTATACTGCCGGAGATACAGTAGCAACAAGCTTAACAGTTGGTCAAGTTTCACCTTTCGGGGATTTGACGAGTACTTCGTCAGGTGTGGCGGGAGATCTTGCAGGTACTATCGATACTAAAAATGACATAACAATAACTGCAGGTGGAGCAGGTACTAGTGTTACTGGTCAATTTGTAGTTGGATTAACTCTAGACTAGTGAAACGGCTGTTATTGCTGCTTATATTTTTACCTGTCCCTTTAAAAGCTTCGCCAATTACTGGTGCCTTTACTACAGGGACTATGAATTCTACTACCACAACACAGCAAACTATAGTTGAATCCGTGGTTTCAAAAGACTATAATTCAGGATATACCTATAGTGTTTCAGGTACTGGCGTAGAACTACAAGACAGCGGTAGTATGATACCAAGTGCCGTTCAAACAAGCGGAACTACAGATGGAGTTAGTTACTCATGGACTGGTTTAGATTTCAGTACAAAACCAACCTTCAAACAGACAGAAAACGGAGCTGCCTTCCAACTAAGCGAACATTATTCTGGACCAGGACTCTCCAATGTTACAACTATAAATCGCCAAATAACCGTGGAAAGCACAACAGTCACGCAATCAATTTTTCAAAAATAGCCTTAGTTTTACTGCTCTCTCCTACATCAGTATTAGCTAATGCAGTAAGTCAATCAAATACTGGAAGTGTTACAAATCAAAATTATAATGTCAATAATGGCAGTTTTCACACCAATCAATATGGAGGAAATATAGTCTGTCAGGGAGCTCAACTCAACATTACTCCATTCTCCACTTTTAATACAAATTATCAAAAACCTTTCTCACATTTTTATGAAACTCCAGTTTACGACCCAACAGATATAAAGGGTGATTTTGATGATGATGGTAATCCTATAGGAGATGGAACTCCTGATAATCCCGGAAATATTCTATATTATCAACAAAATTATTCAGGTACTAATAAGGATACCTACGCCCTCGGAACAGGTATTACATTAAACTTTAGTATTCCATTAGATCGGAAGTTAGATAAGTTGTGTAAAAGTGCAGCCTCAACTCAAATTAATATTCAAAAACAAAAACTTAAAAACTTAGAACTTGAATGGCATGTCGCTAGGGTAAAACACTGTGGAGAATTAATGCAGAAGGGCATCCGAGTAAAAGAGGGTACAATCTTCCACTCTGTTTGCTCCGATGTCTTTTTGACTCCACGTCCTAATCAGATTGAGAAGCATTATCATTCTTTTTCTTCCGAGAAGAAGTAATTTTTTTAACAATATTCTTCGTAAGTCCTTTAATAACATTTACTAAAATAGGACTGGAAGCTGCTATCGAGGCTATTATTATTGTGTTTATGACTAGGGTTGGTTCTGGTAGCCATTGGTCAACATAGGACACATCTTCCCAAATGGTTAAGCATTCGGTTTTTGATTCGTTATAGCGAAACTCTTTAACTTTCTCTAATCTTTTTTCATTGGCAAATGATCCTACTCTAAGCTTTGAATTAGGATCTGGACATGGAGGGAAAAATATCTTTTTTTCTTTTTTTTCTGGAATTTTTGTTTCTCTTGTTTCTTTTATTATTACTGGTTCTTCTTTTTTCTTTTTTTCTTTTACATCATTTGAATAGATCATTTTAGATCTATCAAATTGTAAGGGCATAATTTCTGCTACTTCTCCCCAAGGACAACTCCAAAAAGATCCTCTAGGATCATCATTTATGAGATTAGAATTTTTATCCGCATCACGATGAGTTTTGTAGCATCCTGGAAGCATTAGAGATGGTTCACTAAAAGAAGGATGAATTACGTAATCTCCAAATACTCTTACTGGCTCTATAACTTGTACAGGTATATGAGGTATAGATATATCAGGTACACCTATGACTGGGATAGTCATTTAAAAGGTATTGATACTCCTGTTTTAGTTGGCAATTCATTTTCTATAGCTTTTGGGAGAACATTTTGTATATCTCCCATGATTTTGTTTTTAATTAATTTTTCAAAATTGTCACTGGTTAGATATTTATATCCATAAATACCAGCTCCTATTATTGTTAAAGTAAGAACTCCTGAAGCTACAGCGATAGCGTTAAAAATTTTTTGCATTTTTTTAAGTATTTATTAAAATTTTATCAAGCAGCTTCAAGTGCTGCAACTCTGGCTGTTAACTCCTGTATTGCTTTAAGTAATTCAAAAGTAAAATTATGTCCAACAGTCCAAGGGGTGACTCCATTAGGGACAGTATCACCAGTTCCGTCATCTGAAGCATCTTTTTTTACTTTATTGGGAAAAATGTTGATTAAATCTTGTGCAATTAAACCAATACCAGAACCAGTACCATCTTTATAATCGAATTTTTTCAGTGATAATTGATTTATTTTATCTAAAGTATTATCCATATCTAAAATATTTGTTTTAATTCTTCGATCAGAATTAGAAAAAAGTTCTACACCATTAGTTGTTCCATCTCTACGAATACCACCGCAAGCTGTAGGGCCACCACCAAATTTAAATGTTATATAGTCTTGACCACTTGCTCCTGTTGTACTTCTGATACCAACTGCTGCATTTACTGTTGAATTAACAAATTCTGCCACGTTATTACTAAAATTAGTTCCAGAAGTAGTGCCAACTAGTAACTTTCCATCCGAATCTATACGCATTTTCTCGCTAGACCCATCGACTCTAAATCTCATAGATGAAGAACCTGTTGCATTAGCTCTATCAGCAGAAATAATTAAACTACCATTATCTGCAAATATCATTCCGTCTTCATTATGTGAGGTGTCTTGAAATATCAAAATTCCCGCAGCATTATTAGATCTTCCAGAAATTATTAATTTATTATGTTCAGAATCATCACTAATCGTAGTAGTTCCTATAGCTACGTTCCCTTTTGCATCGAGAACCATTCGTGTTGTACCACTGCTTGATCCATCTGCTGTTGTTGCAAAAAGTAATTTTCCGGGTGTATCATTACTTCCCGGTGTGCCATCTATCCTCGCTTGTATAAAAGCAGCTTCACAATTACAATCTGTTCCATCTGCTGCTGCAAACCTTACAGTTCCAAGTTGGTCACCATCAGCAACACTGGTGTTTGAGCCAACGCTTGTTCCTCTTGTCTTTCCAAGAATTAAAGATCCTCCAAAATTTGAATTAGAGTTTCTAATAATACTTACTGCAGAATCATCTGAACTAAGACCTTCATGTTGTATGTGTGGATCACCAATTGATGCAACATTGGCTCTTGCAGAATTATGACGTATTAGCAACCTTCCAGTTGAGTCGATTTCAACTCTTTCTGTATTACTTGTTCCAAAAACTAGACTTAATCCTTGCTCATGCCAAACTCTGCCATTTCTATCAGAGTGTTGAGCAATATAAAAACCATTTGTTGTCGTACTATCGTTTGACCATTTTAGTAACTGTATTGGATAGTTACTAGAAGCTTCTTTAGTAAAGCTAAGATTCCCAGACGAATCTAAGGTTAAATTTGCCTCAGCATTTATAGTATTAGCAGTACCAGTGCCAGTAATAATTCTGTTATCAGCATTATTAGTGACAAAGTTAGCTAGTTTTGAAACTGCAATAGCAGCTGAGTTATTTACCTTGGCATTTGTTACCGCTTGGTTGATTAATTTAGAAGTACCTATCGTGTTATCGGCTACGGTTGCCGTATTTATACCAGCTCCTAGGATCAATCCAAAAAAACTAAGTCCAGCTGCTGGAGCTGTTGTAAAGGTTATTGTACTTGCTGCAATAGTATAATCTGTATCTGGATTTTGTAGAACACCTCCAAGATTTATAAGAATATTATTTGCACTTTCTGGACTTACATTTGAAGAGGAAACTTGAAGGGTAAATGCAGTAGTGCTCCCATTAAAACCACTTGATATATCATCAACTTCTCTATTCTGACCTGGTACAGGTTCTGCTCCTATGTATGCCATCTAAATAACTAGTTTTGATATATCTAGTTTAAAATGTCTAATTTTACCAAGGAACTCCAGAGGATTGAGTTGGTGTTTTAGATTCTGTAATCTGTGCAGCAATATTTGTTTCTATTGAAGTAACCTCATCAGCTCCTAAAGCAGCTTTTGCCCATGCAATAGCATCAGCTTCTTTGATATCAGCATAAGCAGTAAACGAATTACTATCAGCTTCCGCAACTCCTACAGAACCATAACAATAACCAGAATGCTCTCCATCTACATCCGTAGCAGTCCAATGAACATTAGTAACTACATCAGATAAACTTCCTACTGTTTTTGTTGAATCAAGAGAAACAACATTCCATGTAACAGCCATTTTTTAAAAAATAATCAATATATTTTTATTTTACTTTGGCTTATCTTTATGCTGCTTCTAATGCAGCAACTTTAGTTTCTAATGTTTCTATTTTTGCTTGTGCTTCTTGTAAACATTTTATTGCTTTCATATAAAGAACAGAATATTTAAATGACTTATATTCTTGTTCTACTCCTTCTTGCATTGATACTTCAGATGTAACAAGACCTGGACAAACAAGTTCAGCTTCTTGTGCTACAACTCCAAGCATAGTTTTTTGATCTGGGTCTGTTAAAGATTTAAAATTAAATTTTCTTATTCTTAAAGCTTTTATATCATCCCATTGAGAGGAAGCATCGACTATGTTTTCTTTAAGTCTTTCATCAGATAATGAACCATAACTATTATTTGTGTTAGTTACATTACCACTATCCATAACCCTCATTTTATCTGCAACACCATTTATAGAACATTGAAAATGCCTATAACTACCATTTGTAGTATTTCTACTAGCAGCAGATTGCATAGTTATGCTTTGGAAACTTGCATGGGATGATAAAACAAACAGACCTCTTGGGTTAATTCCAGAATGTTGAATAGCAACTTTGGAACTTATTGCTTGTCCAATGGCATCAGCAATATCAATATCGCCACCAGCGGTGATACGAACTCTTTCTGTTACTGAGTTTCCATCGCCATTAGTGTAAAATTGGAGAGATCCTTCAGAACCACCACCATCACGCTCGTGCATTATTGCTGCCCCTATTTTAGTTGCGTTAGATGTAACTGAGAAACCAAGTCCACATTCTTCACCAGAATCATCTTGTGGATTTCTTAAAACTAAATGATAGTTTGATGCATCATGTTTATCTGTTCCTGCATTTTTATCTGAATTTACATGAAGTTGTGCTTTAGGATCTGAATTTGCGATACCTACGTTTCCAGACGAATCTATACGCATACGTTCTGTATTATTTGTTCTGAAATTTAATGGGTGATTTGTTATCGTTCTGACAATCATTGCGTTATTAACATCAGATGTAAATAGTCCACCTTTTACATTTGAATCAGCGTCTTGTAAGTTTATAGCAGCACCTTCAGATTTACCACCTATAACTATTTCATTAAATCCAGCTTCATTCATTATTGGAGAAGTAGTACCAATAAGCATCCTTCCAGACGAATCTATACGCATACGTTCTGAACCATTATTGTTAAATCGCATTGGCCCTGTTCCCGCAGCACCAATTGTAAAATTACCATTATCACCTAATTGTGCTTCAAGAAAAGCTCTTGAGTTAGCTCCAGGATCACCAAAATATAGACTTGCATAATTACTATTAGACTGATTACCAATAAACTGCATGCCAACATCGCCTGCTTCACTAACAATTAAGTTATCAGAATAAGAGTTAGCTGGAGATGTTGAAGTCGTTCCTATAAGCACCCTTCCAGCCGAATCTATACGCATATGCTCATTGACAGCATTACTTGAATTTCTATTACTAAATGTTGTAGCTGTTGCTGCTGAACTAGAATCAGTTGATACCGATTTAATACGAGATATAGCTGAAACTTGATTGCTGTTATTCACACCAATAATAGTTAATTGACCAGGGGTATTAGTGCTTGTTGCTTCAATGACTATACCATTATCATGTAGAAATTCTGCGTCACCAATAACATCAAGCTTTCTTGAAGGACTTGCTGTACCTATACCAATCCGATTATTACCAGCATCTACTTTAAATAAATTTGCATCTGTATCACCTTCAATCCTGAAATCTGTATTTACACCTGTGTCATTAAATACAACTTCAACACCATCAATATGTGCCCTTTCAGTTCCAGCAGTTTGTATTTTTACTTGATCTGCACCTGAAAATCTTATCTTTGTATCAGTATCTCCATTATGAATAATACTGTCAGGAATAATTAAATTACCAGATGAAATAGTTATTCCATTACTGTCAAAGTTCGCTATCTCAGTAGCATCAGAAACAAAACCTACACTACCTCCACTTTTTCTGAATAGGCCAGTATTTTCATCCCCAATGAATGTAATGGAGGGAGCACCAAGGGACCCTGCAGGGAAGTTACCACCTGCATTTAGGTAATCAGCAGTCGCATATATTATACCAAAAAATGCATGCCCATTTGTAGGGGCAGAACTAAAAACTATATTTGTACCAACTAAGTTAAATCCTGAAGATCCAGTAGGATCAGGTTCTTGAATAACTCCATTTACTGATATTAAAACCTGTTGAGGTGATTTTGGAAAAGGAACTGGAGCTGAACCAGCAACTT